ATACTTATATCGGCGAACAGAAGTCAAATGCCTCTAACTCGTTTCATCCCACAAGCTATAGCGTTAACATCAGTGCGATTTAGACCGATATCTCTTAAATCGCGATCTGACAACCTACTAAGATCGGACATTTCTCTCCGAAAATTCATCATACTACAAAACCAGTTATAGACATCTAACATTTTTTCTTACTCCGTCAGCAGGGTTTTACCGGTCGAATCGTTAGCGTCAACGATTTCGATCTTCTTTGGCTTCTTATCTTCTGGAATGATATTCTCAAGCCAAACTTTGAGCATACCATTGATTAGGTGAGCGTTGTTGATTACAACGTTGTCCGCAAGAGTGAATTGGCGCGTGAATGCGCGGCTAGCAATTCCCATATGCAGATAGTTTGTTTTCGGCTCTGAATCAACCTGAGAATTACCCTTGATCAGAAGCTTGTTGTTCTCGAGTGTAATCTCGATATCCTGCTTGGCGAAACCAGCAACAGCCATTTCGATGACGTACTTGTTTTCGTCAGTCTTTTTCAGGTTGAATGGGGGATAGGTTGCGGCAGCGTTATTAGCGAGCCACTCAGCGTTTGCTCGAAGATTCTTGGCGATTGTATCAGCGCCAACGAAAAAACGATCGAAATTGCTTGTATCCAAATTATATGTTTTCCAATGAGTCATAGTCGTTCTCCTTATAAAGCGAGATTGAGGTTAATGCGTCCCGAAAGGCAACGCAAGGTTATTTATAGGCTACTTTTGCAAAAAGTCAAGTCTAATGAAACTTTTTTTTCATCCGTTCCTTGGAAGTGACGTAGATAGTCATTGTATCGCTATTGAGAAGATAAAGAGGAGACAGGTTGTTTTCTTTGAACACTTTACCAGTCTCTAGAGCATAAATAAAGGAGTTGTTCTTATCTTCCTCTATCATAATTTCTGCTGCTTCGCGAATAAACTTCTCAGGGACAACTTGCATTGTCATAAACGATAATGTCATATCTCTTTACCTTAACGGATGGTGATTGAAATGTTTGGTTTCGGATTAGGCAAACTCGGTTTGTATCTTGTAATAGCTCTAGTTATTTCAGGTGCTCTAGGTGGAATTTATATAAGTTGGAAACGTGGTATTGAACACCAAGCTTTCCTAGAACTCAACCAGAGACAGTTAGAACAAACCGTAAGAGAACAAGAACAGTTTACGAGACAGCAGCAAGCGATTGCTGAACGTCAACGAGCCATAGCGCAAGAAATGGCACAAAGAAACCAGACTCTCCAGAGAAGAGTCGACCAAACAAATCGTATTATAAACTCCAATGCTAATGATAGACCAGCATCGGATGTTTTGAAACAGACAATCGACCAGCTAAGAAGTGAAGGTAGACCAAGATGAGAATGATATTGATTCTAAGTCTGTTTCTGCTAACAGCATGTGGGAACGAAACTATGACGATTCGTTCAACCAGAAACGTAGTTGTAACTCCAGATGAAGGAGTCTACAACTGCCAAGTTGTAGATACGTTTCCTGAGTCAGCAACCCTCACCGACTCGCAGGTTGCGAGACTCATTGTCACGTTATACCAAAACAACGTGCAGTGTAGGAATAGCATTGACGCTATCAAGTCTTTTCTAGAGAACGCAAGACAGACTGTCTCGGCTGAACCTAGCGCCGAGACTCCGAGTCTTCCTCGATAACCGGACGACCAACCATGTTGATGCTGGTGTTCGAGATCTTACGAGCGAAATCGACTGCCTCGTTGAACATAGCGAATCGCTTGGTGCGCTCGACCAGGAACCCGAAGTTCTTCGACCCACGATCGTTGTTGACCTCGGCGTACGTGCACTTATAACCAACCATCTTATTTCTCCTCTCTCATCATATATAGGTTACTATAACCTATTTTTATAAAAAAGTCAAGGAGTTTTTTACCCTCGACGCGATAAAGAACCGATTTTGGTCATATCCTCGTTCTTACTGAGCAGCTGTAACCCACCCTTGTTATAGAGCGGAACTGCCCGACTAGCCTTCTCGAGGATGGCTGCTTTGGTAGAAGCCGACTCTTTATGCAGGTTAGCCATAATCCCACCGACCCTACCACCGTCGACGACCGTATTGCTCAGCTTGACCTCATCGACCTTGTAAGAAGGTAGCGGCGTCCTATACTGCTTCGCCTTGGCTAGCTGATCAGGGTGAACGTTGTTACGTCGAAGCCACGCTTCATGCTCTGCCTTGGCTCGTAGCTGCTTGGCGTTGAGCTTTCGCTTACCGCTGCCATGGTTGTTGAAATGGGGACCGAGAAGCTGCATTGTATATTCCTCAGGTCGAATAGCCGCGCTGGGCGCAGGTGGGTTGGACCAAACGAGTACCGCGAGGCAGCTGCGACAGACGTTCTAGAACCACTGCCCGACAGTGATCCTCGGAACGAAGGTTGGGCACCTCTACGTTGGTTCGAGCACCGGAACCTGCAACCAAAGCGAACGTAAGAACGTAAACGAGCATGGTTTTCCCTTTCAATAAAAAGAACCAGCGTGTAGATCGTTAACCTCTTCTTCTTCCTCCTCGACGATCGTCTTGAGGCGAATCGAAGCCATGAGCTCCTGAGCCTGTTCGTCCGGACAGTACCGAATCAGCGAGCTCTCAAGCCAACCGACGTAGATGGCGTATTGCCGCAAACGTTCGTGAATTTCTGGCTCCGATTCAATACCCTCGAACACAGCGTCCAAGAGCGTCATAACGGCGATATAATTCTCTTCTCTCATTTCATTCTCCTTTCGAAGGTGTTAACCTTGGTACTCAACCGTCGCCTTGATATAAGCCTCGCGGTCGTAGGACAGACCCTCGCGGAAGCAGTAGTAGCCGTAGTCGCCACCCACGTCCGCAGCCTTCACGTGCTGACGTATGGCATCGCCGACCGAGATTTCCTGCGCCGTAGCAAGCTCGAACATCCGATCGATCCAGGAGTTCCAGGCGCGGTCATGACCCTCGCGCTCGCGCTCGAGCTCGCGGTCAAGCTCGATGCACATGGCTTCCCATAGACCCTGCTTGTCGTCTGGGCTCAAACCCTTCCAGACCCGCATGAAGGTAGCGCCAGGGCGAGTGCCATAGGCATCCTTGTGGAGGTCAGAAACGGTCGCATCATCGTAGGTGTAAATCATATTCATATTCCCTTTCCTATAAGATCATAATAGCGCGTTTTTGAAAATAAGTCAAGGAGTATTTTATTAAAATTTGTTAATTTCCGCCAGAGCAGCCTTACCAGCTTTGCCGAGAGCGTTGTTTGCGGTCAAAATCTCCACCCCCAGGTCGTAGCTGATATTACCTTCACGGATAGCCACGACGACCTGACGCTGGATCGCGAGTTTGCGCTCCGCCGCGTTTACGTTGGACCTCAACCGAGTACCCGTAGAGTTTGGGCGAGGACGTAGCGCATGCTGCAGAGACATCGGGAGCTTCGCGAGATCAGCCAAGGTTTCAATTTTCGTGATCATATCGGTATCCCTTTCCTATAAGATCATAATACCGCGATTCCGTAAAAAAGTCAAGCACTTTTTTTTAAAAAAAGATTAAAAAAGATTAATCTTTGGGGTCTTGCCAGGGCGGCACTCGCTTAGGTCCGGCAGCCTGGTCGCCATTAGCCTCAATTCTCTTCATAACTTCCTCGTATGCTATCATATAACCCTCGCTCCACGTCATATGAAGACTCAGATCAGTATCATAGTTATATGGATTATCTGCGAAATGACGACCACGCTTATAGTCGTCATAGCCACTCCAGTATGCGTCGATCATTAATCTTCCTTTCGGCTAACTTGCGGACGAAGGTATATTTTCAGCATGGTATTATCTACCTTGTAAGAACCAAATGTATTGTAACGAAGACTTACACCTTCTTCCGCAGCCTCCGCGTTCAGTTCTTTACGGAACTTCACAACGTCGTCGTAATACAGTTCCACTTCGGCGCGACCTTCGTTCGCCAAAGATTCCCAGACATCGTCAGTGTGAAATTGTTTCATATCGTTCATCCTTTCAGCTAAACTTCCGGAGGTATATGTCGAGCCGACCATCAGGCAGGGAGTTAATCCGGAGGCTCACACCCTCGCTGGCAGCCTCGGCATTCAGCTGATTCCGGATCCAGCGACGAGCGACCTCATCAGCCACATTCCAATCTACGGCGGCAGCGAAAACCGTAGCATCAGAGACCCTAGCATTACCGAAGGTGGCCAAGGCAGTCCAGATATTAGTGGTGATCATATCGTTCTTCCTTTCGTTCATCATATAAGCATAATAGCCTATTTTTGAAAATAAGTCAAGCACTTTTTTCAAAAAAATCAGGCGGCGACCTTGAACCCTTCGAGCGCGGTGTACGTCACGAAACCATCATTCCGCAGAATCAACAGCGGAGGGTTGGACTTCAGCTTCTCCACCCAATCCTCGAGGGTGTAGTGCTTGCAGAGGATCTTGATATATTCGCTCCTCTTAACCGAGCCACGATACTTGAAGCGAGCGATGAAGTTACCCTTGTAAGAGAGGTAGCCACCGTGATACATGAAACCGCTACGTTCAAACTTCGTCATCGTTTTTCCCTCG